AGTCAAGAGCCCGCGCCCGAACCATCCCGTGGCGAGCGCATCGAGCCCGGCGGCCGAAAAGCTCCTCGGATCGATCAGTGTCGCGACTGTTCCGCTCGCGGTGAATTGCGGCGTCGACAACACCACCCCGCACCGCTTGTCGCCCAGATCGGCATCGCACGAATACTGATAGACGCGTCCTTGCTCCTGCTGCAGCGCATCGGCGAGCCCACGGACTTCAGCGGCAAAGGCAGTGACACCACGCTTGACCTCCCCGATCGTTCCCAATCGCATCAGCAATCTCTGATCCGGAGACGCCCAATTGACCCGGAACACTTCAATCGCCGCGTTGTCGTAGAGTCCAGCCGCCAGATCCTCGCCACTCAACCTATCGGATCGCAGCGCCCCCGAAACCTCTAAATTGGCCACGGTCAACCCGATTTCGCTGTGCATCTCGGTGGTTGTCAGCCCGCTGGACGCCTCGAAGTGGGTGCTGTCAAACACGATGTCGCGGTCGTGATCGGTAAAGCCCAACCGAACGCCGTCATTTCGCGTGACCCGCCAACACCAGGCCAGAGTGGTAACGCCAGTATTGAGATGTGCCTGGAAATTGGGATCCAATTGCCTCACAGCTTTACCTCCACAATGGGGATGTGCGGAATCGATCCGGCCATGAAACTCTGGACGTTGACCTCGATTTGATCTGCGTTAAATCGGACTGGTACGTCGAATTCATAACCAGCCGTGATCGCTGCGCCCGCAGCCGGGATTGAGGCGGCAGCGAAGGTGATGAGCCCGGTGGTATAGTCGGCGGTAAAGGCCGCACCCTCGGCCCATACTGTTCCCGCCACAGCCACCAGAAGCGTCCCCTGAACAGGCTTCCTGATGGCTCGCGCATAGGGCGCAAACTGACTGCCGTAGGTCCTGATCAGCTGGAATGTAGCCGATGCGCCATCTCCAGTAGCGACAAACTGATCGGCCGCCGAGGGCGATGCGGACGGCAGCCCGGAGCGGAAATCGGCGTAGTCCTTCCAACGAAACCCGTAAAGCTGGGCGCGCCGCTCCTCGAAAAAGGCGAGGACAGCATTCATATCGTCGAGCCCGCGCACCCCATAGCCTGCGTTGTAGCTGCGGCGCGAATCCGCCCACCGGCTGTTGCGTTCCTCAAAGCCCGACGACAGCGTGATTATATCGGTCCGCCGTTCGGGGCCACCGGTCGCGCCCTTGGAGATGTTCGTTGGAAAGCGGATTTCGTGAAAGAGCATTGCGACGTCCCCCGCCAATTAAAGGTTGCGCTGGCCAAGCGAGAGCGAGCGCTGCATCATCGCGGCGATTTGCGTCGAGGAGCGCTGGAATCCGGAAACATCCGGTGTACTGATGTTAAAAGTGATGTTGCTGCCACCGGAGCCGCCGCCGGCCCGCACCCCAAGTTGGCCGTCCGTACCCCGCGTCAACGGCAGGATCGCCTCGGCCCCCTGCTCGCCGGCGATTGCTGCCTGGCCGTTGCCCAGCGGAAACGTGACCGGGGACGAAATGACACCACCATCGGCAAAGGGCGTCGGAACTGCCCCTCCGGTTCCCCCGCCGCCGCCAGTAAGGAGCGAACTCAGCCCGCCGATGGCTTGATCGAACACGCTGCCAATGCCGCTGGTCAGCGGCTTGAGTGCGGCCTTGAGCGCCAGATCGGAAAAGCTTTGGGCGAGAGATTTGACAGTCGCGTCAAGGCTTTTCCCTTTCGCAGCAACCTGATCAAACGCGCCGACGAGCTTGGAGGCGAACTGGTCACCCAGCGATCCCATCCCCTGAAGCGAGTTCTGCAGTTGATCCGTACTTGCTGCAATCTCTGAGGTGACAATGTGTATACTGTGGGTTGTCATGGGTTCGATCTCACCCCTTCATCGCTGTCATCGTTATCGGGATATTCAGCCATCAGATCATCCAGCTCGGAGCGACTCGGCCCGCGCCGGAAGCGCCCCCGCCCGTAGTGGCCGGCCAAAGCGGCATCGAGTTCGCGCGGTGTCATCGCCCAGAAATCGCACGGTGCCAGCTTCAAGACGCCAAGCCCGAATGCCATCGCGGCATCCCAATTAAACGGAACACGGGGCGTGTTCACGTCGCAGCCTCGTCGCCGCCGAACGTGGCGCGAAGCAGCCGTGCCACGATGTCGATGAAGGATGCAGCCCCGCCGTCGGCCTGCATCTCGGCCACGGCGGCGTCATCGATCATGTGGCCACCAGAACGCAACCCCGCACCGATGATCCTGATGGCGTCGCGCGCCGCGATCCGGCCGCCGGAATACCTCTGAGCCAACGCCACCATGTCCTCGACACCGAATGCTGATTCCAGCTCGGCCAACGCGCCGAGATTCAACCAGAGCCGGTAAGGCACCCCGTCAAGCACGGCTTCGATCTCGCCACGACGATGATTTGTCATTGAACGTCTCCTTGCCCTACATCGAGGTGTAGGTCAGCGGGCCGGCCGATTCGAGCGTGACGTCAAATGTCATTTCAGCGTTGTATTGACCAACCAGATCAAGCGCGCTGATCTGGAAGTTTCCCTGGATGGTACCGAAGGTCGGGATAATGACCTGCCAAGTGCGGATCGTCCCTGTCAGGAACGTATCCCGCATCAGTGCGTCGGTTGTACTGGACGTGAACAGACCAGTGCCGGTGATCCGGGCGTTACGCACACCCGCGCCCGCCAGCAGTTCCCGCCACATGCCAACCGAACCGGCGTTGGTCACATCGACCGTCGCGGCGTTGAGCGCGAGCGTTCGCGTGCGCAGGCCCGCAACCGTGATGAAGGTGCCTGCACCGGTCTGGTCGACCTTCAGCAACAGATCGGCACCGCGTTGAGCTGCCATGACGTGATTTCCTTTCGGGGTCTAACTATGGCGTGGGAGCCGGGGCCGGGGCGATGGTGACAGCAGCGATCGGCTGTGTCGTTGCCCGGTAACGGACGAGGCCGTGGATAGTTATGCCATCCGCCTCCCGCCTTATGTCGCTGAATTGCTGCCGTAAATTGACGAGGTTATGGCCGCCGAGGCTCAATCTGGCGGTATGCAGCGTATCACGCAATGCACCCATGATGGACTGCGCCTCGCTTCGTCCGCCATAGGACGACCATACATGCAGCGTCATGATGTGCTCTTCGCCATCCTCCGTGCTGGTGCCCCAATCGGTGGTCGAGGTTTGGCCCATTGTCACAAACGGATAGGCGGCCGCGTGAGGTACGTCGTCATAAATGCGTACACCTCCCAACAGCGCCGTCAGCGCCGCATTGGATGTCAACGCCGAATAGACAGCCTGTTGCAGTTGCCAGCTTGCCGACCCACTCACTGATTTCGCTCCTCTGCCTGCACACGCATGAACGGCTCCGATCCGTCGCGGTCCAGGACCGCCCAGATGACAAAAATGCGCGCACCCATGGCTAGTCGCATGGCAGGACCGATATCCATGCGCTTACGAATTATAAACTCGTGCGTGACCCGACCTTGCAGGCTGTCGGTGATCACGACTTCGGTACCGCTCAGAGTTTGCATCTGCGCCCAAAGCTGCGCGACCGGGTGCCAGGTCACGGCAAAGCCGCCACCGCCGTCCGGGGCCGTGGTGGGAGACTGCAGCGTGACCCTCCGGCGCAACGCGCCAATTTCGGGCTTGCTCATAGCCGCCTCACGCGGTAGGGAGAAATCAGATCACGCACCATCTCTGGCAGCCCGATATTTGGCACGCCCGCTTCGCCCAGTTGCCGGTGCTCGTACCAATGCGCCGTTAACAGCATGATTGCGATACGGAGGGCCGACGGGACGTCGGCGGGAGTTGCTCCGTGTCCGCAGGTGAAATCGATGGCCACGCCGTTCGCCTGCTGCAGCGGCACCGGCCAGGCGAGCGAGCCGCGGCGGATCAGGCGCGGCGGCGAGCCCAAGCCATCCAGCATATATCGGCTCGGCGAAATGACCGTGAAGCTGCCGTCAACTGCGTAGACCCGCACCTGGTCGACCGATTGCACCGGAGCTATCGGCAAGTTGACAGCGAACCCGGCCGGCCAGGCATCCAATAGATAGGTGTAGGACTGGGTAATGAGTGCACGCCCCAATCCCCGTTCCAGTTCCGATCGGGCGCCGGTGATCAGACTGTTGATGAGCGCATCGTCGTCGGCCACATCCACACGCAAGTAGAGCTTGGCGTCGGCCAGCGCCACGGGTTCCTGCGCTGGCGGAGCAGTAAGCACAATTGCCATGATTCGGGCCTGTTTTGTTGATTGGCGACGCAACGCTGTGCTAATCGGCCGCCCGCGCGGGGAGGGCGCGCGGGCGGCCTTGTTGGCACGGCGGCGTATTCGGCGGCGCCGTGCCTAGATCGTCAGCTGACGTCGAACTTCAAGAGCTTGATGGCGTCGAAGTTCTGCACACCTCCGCCCACGCGCTTGGTCGTGTAGAACAGGACGTAGGGCTTGACGGTGAACGGATCGCGCAGGATTCGGATGCCGATGCGATCGACGATGAGGTACCCGCTGGCGAAATCCCCGAACCCGAGCGCGAATGCGCTTGGGGCGATGACAGGCATATCCTCGGATTCCGCGATTGGGAAGCCCATGAGCGTGGCCGGGCCATCGGGCCCTAGCGCCGGTGCCCAAAGGTAGTCGCCCATATTGTCCTTCAACTTGCGGATGGCTCCTTGCGTCGAACGGGACATGATCCAATGCGCGTTCTTGCGGAAGCCCGCCTTCAGCGAATAGGTGAGATCGAACAGCTTGTCGCTCGGGTTCGCGGCCGGCAACGCGCCTGCGACGCCGGTTGCAACGTAACCCAATGATCCCCAGGCGTAGGATGCTTGGGCAACAGTTGGGTAGCTCAGAAAGCCCTTGGGCTGAGAAAGGCCGTTGCCCACAACGAAGGCGGTGCCTTCCTGCTGTGCGAAGGTGATCTTCACCTCGTCGGCAATCCATTGATCGATATTGACAATGGAATCGTCGAGCAACTGGCTTGAGGCGGCTGGCATGGCATAGAGTTCCATTGTCTGGAAACTCATCTGCGCTAGGCTCGACGTCGACGTTTGGGCGGGCACGGAAGTCTCGGCGACCCAGCCGGCAGCAAAGCCGCTGGTCGAGAACGCCTTGTTATAGACATTGCTCGAGACCTGCTGAACGGTGGCGATCGCACGGATGGGAGAGATGTCGCGCATGGCCCGCGTCACCGCCGCTTCAGTCTCGGGCGGCACCAGATAGCCTCCGTCCGTTGACGAACCGATCGAGAGCGCCTTGGCCTCGAGCGCGGCGAGATTGCCAGCTTCGCCCTTGCGCACGTACTGTTCAAATGCTGCCTTGTGCTGCAGCGAAGCGGACGAGCGCGGTTGACCATTGCCACCGAGCGATGGGCGTGCCTGCTTCAGCAGGAAGCCATCGATCAGTTTGCGTTGTTCATCGAGAGCAGCGTTGATGCGATCGGCCTTCTCGTCACTGATCACATCGGCCGAGCCGCGCTTTTCAATTTCAGCCAGGCGCCGTTCGTTGTTGTCCTTGAAAGCCTCCCAGCCACGCATCATTCCTTCGTAGGCTGAGGTCATGTCAGCGGAGGGGATGGCTTTGCGCTCAGGAGCGGGCGTGAATGTCTTATCTGTCATCGGGTTCTCGTCTGTTGGCTGAGGGGTTGGCTGAGTTCGAAGAGGCGGCAGGCGGCGCGGCGCATCAGGTCCGCCTCCCCCGATTCTCCGCTTGTGCCCGCGCCAGCGTCCCGCATGGCGGCGAGCGACTTGAAGCCGGTGCGCATGAGCGCGGCGGCCTCGGAGCGCTTCAGCCCAGCTTCCCGCGTGAGGAAGCGCTCGAATTCGCGTTCCGTCAGTGTCCGCCCATCCGCGAATGGGCCGGACTTGACGGCGCTGATACGCGCGCCCGGCTGCATCGGGAAGGTGACGACCGAGATCTCCCAGAGGTCGATTTTCCTCAGGGTGCGGACTCCGTTGCGCGCATCGCGCGAACTTTTTTCTGTGCGAAATCCTATACTTAGGCCCTCCAGCGCGCCCGCCTTCATCAGGCTGAGGACCTCGCGCGCCTTGGCAACGTCGAGCGTCAGGCGGCCCTTGACGATGAGCCCGCGCGCATCCTCGGCGATGTTGAGCCAGACGCCGATCGGCTCGGCGGGGTCGTGCTGGTACAGCAGTTTTATGCCGCCGGCGCCGCGCCTGGCGATCGTATCGCGGAAGGCGCCCGGCGCGATGACGTCGCGCGACAGATCCTCCACATTGAACAGAGAGGCGTACCCCTCAAATGTGCCCTCGGCGTCCACGGATGTGAGCGCGAAGCCGGCGCGCTT